TAGAAGCTGCAACACGAAATTACAAAGACGAAAAAGGTAATGTCGTGCCTGTATTATATTCTTCACACACAATGGAGAAATTAAGTAAGATTAAATCTATTGAGGTAGATAAAATTAAAGTTAAAGGGAAGGAGGAACTAATTACAATCTATAAACCTGTGATGTTTTCAACAAAATAAAATAGGAGATAAATTTGCTTACACAACTTCAACTAAGGAAACTTAGAAAACTGGTTATTAAACAATGGCGAAGTGAGAAAAAAAACAAATTTGAAACTTACTGTTTATTATGGAGTAGAGTACGAAAACAAAAAGATAGACGCAGACGCAGATGTATTGCTAAACTCTATCGTATAGAGATGGAAAGGAAGTTGCGAAACGGTGAACTAAAACTGACGGCTTAAAAATACTAAATACTATTATACGGTCAATTTAATTAAGTATACCTTATGTGTATAGACAAGTAAGAACCTGAGACCGTTCTTTTAACAAATCGTCTCCAAAAGAGATTGTAGGATATTCATGGAAAATAATAACGGAACAACAGAATTAAAAGTGCAGTTAGAAGGCCTTAAAAAGGATATTGAAAATGTAAACAATATCAATCAAAGGCTGGACACTACTATAGAAAAACTGACAGACATATCGACATCTATCAAACAGATGTTGGCCGTCCATGAGGAGAAAATACAAAGACAAGAACAAATTGATGAAATCATATTTGATAAATTAAAAGAACGAGCATCCGAAATAGACCAAGTACATAGAGACCTTACAAGAGAAATCCAACAAGTAGAAAAAAGATTATTAGTAGAAATCAAGTCCCTCAAGCTTGACTTTTCCGCCAGAGTTGGTATACTAGAGAAATATCGTTGGATTATTATGGGTGGTGCCATAGTTATTGGCTTCATACTATCTAAAAATTTCGCAAGAATTATCGAAATGATGTCCTAACCTAGGCTTGACTTTTAGTCAGGTTTAGTGTATTATTGGTGTTTGCTATGTCGAGTTATATTGATTTAAAATTTATTAATGATGTTTCATCACGCCTTCAATTATTCAAAAAGAAGAGCGATTATCTATTCAACTTCAGGTGTCCCCATTGCGGTGATTCGAAGAAGAATAAAACCAAAGCAAGAGCATATCTGTATCGTGTAAAGAACGATATGTTCTTCAAATGCCACAATTGTGGCGAAGGTCAAAACCTCGCAAATTTCATAAAATTCATAGACCCAAAACTCTATGAAGAATATTTGCTAGAACGCTATAAACGCTCGGCACCAGCGACCCCTAAGCCGAAGTTTAAAATGAGCTTCAAACCTGTGTTTGAAGACAAGACTATACTTGATAGTTATAAAAAGATAAGTGAATTAGATGATAAACATCCAGCAAAACAATATGTTAAAAACAGAAAACTACCAGAAGAACACTACGACAAGTTGTATCTGGTGGACAAGTTTTACGAGCTGGTAAAGAAAGTAAAACAAGACATTGTAATTAAGAATGACCATCCAAGATTAGTTATTCCTTTTTATGATGCAACTGGTAAGTTATTTGCCTTTCAAGGTCGTGCCTTTGGTAACGAACAACCAAAGTATGTAACGATTAAGTTAGACGAAAACAAAAGAAAAATTTATGGCATGGAGAGAATTAACTTACAAGAACAAATACTAATAGTTGAAGGACCTTTAGATAGTTTGTTCTTAAAAAATTCTCTTGCAATGGGTGGTGCTGATTTATTTTTTGATAGAGTACCGGCTGAACAAATCACATATATATTTGATAACGAACCTCGAAACAAAGAGATTGTTGATAGAATGTATAAAGTTGTTGAAAAAGATTACAACTTGGTGGTGTGGCCAGAAGAAATAAAACATAAAGATATTAATGATATGATTTTATCAGGACTTGACAAAACGGAGATTTCTGATATTATAAGTACCAACACTTGCAATAAATTAACTGCCTTGACTAAATTAAATAATTGGAAAAAGATATAGGGGATAGAATGACGGAAACAGAAATCAAAGTAATAAAAAGAAACGGCCGAGGCAAAGAACCTCTAAACATTGAAAAAATCCATGAGATGGTTGAGTATGCGTGTGAAGATATTGCCGGTGTTTCTTCTTCACAAGTTGAGATGAATTCAGGTTTACAATTTTATGATGGCATTTCAACAGATGAAATTCAACAAATTCTTATCAAGTCGGCTTCAGACTTAATTTCATTAGAACATCCAAATTACCAATTTGTAGCTGCTAGACTTTTATTGTTTAGTTTAAGAAAACAAGTTATGGGTAAACTTTGGGACCACCCACACATCTATGACCATGTAAAAGCAGGTGTAGATAAAGGTGTCTATGACCCCGAAATCTTAAATTGGTACACAAAGGCCGAGTTTGATAGAATGGAGAACTGGATTAACCACGAAAGAGATTATGATTTCACTTACGCTGGTTTAAGACAAGTTATTGACAAATATTTAGTACAAGATAGGAGCAATGGTCAAGTTTTTGAAACGCCTCAGTTTATGTATATGTTAATTGCGGCTACTATTTTTAAAAACTACAAAAATGGCCAAAGAATGACATATGTTAAAAAATATTATGACGCTATTAGCAGATTTAAAATCAACATTCCTACACCGGTTATGGCCGGCGTTAGGACACCTATTAGGCAGTATGCTAGTTGTGTGTTGGTTGATGTTGATGATACTTTGCCTAGTATTTTCTCTAGTGATATGGCTATTGGTAACTATGTTGCACAAAGGGCTGGTATCGGTATTAACGCTGGGCGAATTAGGGGTATTAACTCCAGAATTAGAGGCGGTGAAGTCCAACACACAGGAGTTATACCTTTCCTCAAAAAGTTTGAAGCAACGGTTAAGTGTTGTACTCAAAACGGTGTACGAGGTGGGAGTGCAACGGTTCACTTCCCTATTTGGCACAAAGAAATAGAAGATATTATTGTTCTCAAAAATAATAAAGGTACTGAAGATAACCGAGTTAGAAAGTTGGACTATTCTATTCAGTTATCAAAATTATTTTATGAAAGATTTATTAATGATGAAGACATTACCTTGTTTTCACCACATGAAGTGCCAGAGTTGTACGAAGCGTGGGGAACACCAGAGTTTGATGAAATCTACGAAACAGCAGAACGAAAAACAAGTGTTTCAAAAAAGAAAATCGGAGCACAAGAACTCCTTTTTGATTTACTCAAAGAAAGAGCTGAAACTGGTCGTATCTATATTATGAATATTGACCACTGTAATACTCATTCTAGTTTTAAAGATAGAGTTTATATGTCAAACTTATGTCAGGAGATTACATTACCTACAGACCCTATTCAACACATTGACGGTAGTGGTGAGATTGCATTATGTATTTTAAGTGCAATCAATGTTGGTAAGATTAACAATGTAGAAGAATTAGAACCATTATGTGACTTAGCAGTTAGAAGTTTAGATGAAATTATTGACCATCAAAAATATCCTGTTAAGGCCGCAGAAATATCTACCAAAGCTCGTAGAAGTTTAGGAATTGGGTATATTGGTCTTGCACATTATCTAGCAAAACATAAAGTAAAATATGGTGATAAAGCCGCATTAAAATTAGTTGATGAATTAACAGAAGCATTCCAATATTATCTATTGGCCGCTTCGAATGACCTTGCTGAAGAAAAAGGTCCTTGTGAATACTTTAACAGAACAAAATATTCCGATGGCATCTTACCTATTGATACTTACAAAAAAGAAGTAGATGAACTGGTGAAACCAGATTTCAAATACGATTGGGAGCATCTAAGGAAAGATATTCTAAAACATGGGCTACGACATAGCACACTCACAGCCCAAATGCCATCTGAAAGCTCTAGTGTGGTTTCTAATGCTACTAACGGCATTGAACCACCTAGAGATTATTTAAGTATTAAGAAGTCTAAAAAAGGTACATTGAAACAGATTGTGCCTCAGTATCAGACATTGAAAAATAATTATACTTTATTATGGGATATGCCAGACAACAATGGATATATAAATATCGTTGCAGTTATGCAGAAGTATTTTGACCAAGCAATTTCTGGTAACTGGTCGTACAATCCTGAACATTATGAAGAAAATCAGGTACCTGTGTCTGCTATGGCACAAGACCTTTTGAACACTTACAAGTATGGTTGGAAGACATCATATTATCAAAACACATATGATGCTAAGAAAGATATTGATGAACCATCTCATCCAGTTGGTTGGAAAGATAATGTAGAGGAACAGCAAACAACAACAGCTGAATTACTAGACGAAGAAAATTGTGATTCATGCACAATCTAGGAGGTTAGATGGCTTACCTGTGTGTAAATACACCTCATATAGATGTGTTTGTCAAAAAAGAATACCTTTATGATGGCCAAAAAGGTCATGGAGAATTAACTGAGGGTGTTTGGGTAACGGCAAAATCTATACAAGGTAGAGCATTGTATTTTGAAACATACTTACCTGAGTATGGTGCTTTATATGATAAGTTACCTATATCAGCTTTTGTTTGGAAGAAAGATTATGAGGGCGAAGTACCTCTAACTGAACTTCAACTGTGGGATTGTTTTAGTTATGATATTGCAATAGTTGAAAAACAAATGCTAAGTGGCAATCAATGTAAGTATTTGTCGCCACAAAAGAAGTGGTACAATGGTTGGTATATGTTTACTATAGACAATGCTAACTCAACGAATTTAGAAAGAAATGTGACTTATAGTGAAATACCTTCACAACATAAGTCATTTAATATATTGAAATTAGAGAACGGCTATTTTGCCGCTCAACCTAATAACCGAGTAATCTTTTATGACAAGTCATTGTCGCCGTCTGAACTAAAGTTTCCAGACTTTAAGGTGTCCACACAAGAGTATTCGGTAGAATGTGAACAAAAGTGGACAGCAGGCGATAGTGACGAATTTTTTTATGAGCTGAAAGAGGGAAAATAAATGGCAAGCGTATTTAACAAAACAAAAGGATTAGACTTCACAAAACAACCAATGTTTTTTGGTGAAGACTTACAAGTGCAACAATATAGTGATATGAAATATCCTATATTTGATAAGTTGAACCAACAGCAATTAGGTTATTTTTGGAGACCTGAAGAAGTATCTTTACAAAAAGATAGAAACGATTATCATTTGTTAAATGAACAACAAAAGTTTATCTTTACATCTAATCTAAAATATCAAACTATGTTAGATAGCGTACAAGGTAGAGGTCCATGTTTGGCCTTTTTACCATTTGTATCATTGCCTGAATTAGAGGGTTGTATTGTAACATGGGATTTTATTGAAACAATCCATAGTAGAAGTTATACATACATTATTAAAAACTTGTATTCTAATCCTAATGATGTGTTTGACACAATTATTGAAGATGAAAAGATTGAAAAGAGAAGTGAGTCAGTAACTAGAACTTATGATGAACTAATTAATTTAGGTTATCAGTGGCATTTAAATAAAGATAAAGTTGACTTACAAGAACTTAAAAAGAAAATGTATTTGGCAATGTGTACAGTAAACATCTTAGAAGGCCTAAGGTTCTATGTATCATTTGCTTGTTCATTTGCGTTTGGTGAACTTAAACTATTAGAAGGTTCTGCTAAGATTATTTCTTTTATTGCAAGAGATGAAAGTCAACACTTAGCTATGTCACAAACAGTTATTAATAACTGGCGTAATGGTGACGATAAAGATATGTTAAAGATTATGAAAGATAATGAAAAAGAAGTTTACAAAATGTATGATGACGCATTACAAGAGGAGAAAAGGTGGGCAACATATCTATTTTCCAAAGGAAGTATGATTGGTTTATCCGAAAAACTGTTACACCAGTTTGTAGAATATATGGCGAACAGAAGAATGAAAGCAATCGGCCTAACACCAATGTACGAACAAAAAACAAATCCACTTCCGTGGGTAGACCATTGGTTAAACAGCAGAAGCTTACAGAACGCACCACAAGAAACAGAAATCGAAAGTTATGTGATTGGTGGTGTTAAACAAGATGTGAAGAAGGACCAATTCAAAAAATTTAAACTATAATGAGTAACGAGAAAAGAACAAAAAACTGTACCTCCTGTGAAACTAAATATACCGTAATATGGGATATTGAAGAGCAAGACTTAGAGCCTTTAACTTGCCCATTTTGTGGATATGAAGTTGAACAAGAGGAAGATGATGAAATCTGGACAAGCGAATCTAGTAACGAAGACGATAATTGGGATTGATTATAGTTTAACAAGTCCTGCTATTTGTGTGAACATAGACGGCGATGCAGGTTTAATGTTTTATTATTTGACCAATAAAAAGAAATGGTCGGGAATGATAAGTGAGGAGATAATTGGTTATGAACATAAAGAATGGACTGACCCGATACAAAGATTTACATACATATCTGATTTCGCATTGGATATTATTTCACCACTTATTAATCCACAAGTTTATATCGAGGGATATTCTTTCGGTTCGAAAGGCCAAGGAGTATTTCAGATTGCTGAAAACTGTGGTATTCTTAAATATAGATTACTTGAAGAAAAAATTGGTTATAACACCGTTGTACCGTCTGTGGTTAAGAAAGGTGCAACAGGCAAAGGTAACGCAGATAAAGATATGATGTACGAAGCCTTTGTCAAAGAAACAAATATTGATTTGAAAAAACTATTTGATACAGAAAAAGTAGGTAATCCTATTTCTGATATTGCAGATAGTTATTTCATACAAAAGGTTGGTTATGAGAATAGTATTAAAAGCACAAAAACATCCGGATAGTTTATACGGTACTATTGAAGAATTTGATTTAACAGAAATCAAATGTGTGCCAACAGATGAATGGTTAAAAAATAGAATGGACGAATTTGATTATTGGTCATCATTTGAAAACCATGGCATGATTTATCCTATCACAGTTTCTCCACATACTGAAATGTGGGTACAGAACATTATCAAACAAG